AAACTATACATTTACATTAACTGTTTCGTGTTTATCTATTAGATCCACAGATAATTTAAATGCTTTTTCATAATCTCAAACCATTCCAGGTTTCCTAAATTACTTTATAATAGTTGTAACCATACCATCTTTGTTTTAAACAGTTTACTCTGTTAGGTTACACCAACTAACTCCACACTCCTTGTAAGCAGCTCTCTACTTACAATGGCATATTATAGTTGTAACTAATTTTACAGGTATAATTAATACAGACATTTGCTATCCTGTATTAATAGTTAGTTGGCTTAAATTAAATAGAGGTAGCTTAGTTGCGAGTATAAGCTACCTCCATTATATTAAATATTCAATTAAGTTACCTATAAGACTTTGGCGGCTTCTTAATTTAATAACATCCTGCTTCATTATGCGTTATATACATAAATTGAATGCTATCTATTTAATTGAATTGAACAGTTTAAAGAGATGCTCAGCTCTTGTAATACCTATTC